GTACAACTTACTGTCTATGAAATCAAAACCAACAACGTCACGATCAAAGGTGAACTTCATCCAAGCACTTTGTATCTTCTCCTTGTTGCTCCAAAAGTATTTATATACGTACAACGTCTTCAGTGTATTAACAGAGTCTTTAGGATCATCAACACTAATAACAAGTGTATTCTCTGCTTGACTACCTGCTATCTTGCGTACGTTGTTTGGTATGTACTTAGGCACTTGTTGCGTAACTTCCTCTGCATCAAACAGTTCTGTATTGTTATCAACAAAGTATTCATACATTCCCTCGAAGTCGTTACGTTTAAATGTAAAGTATATATAGTTACCAAGAGCTACGGGTTCTACACTGTCTGATATATCGTACTCAGTAACAGGAGAGATAGCCACCGTCTTAGGACTTAGTACATCAGCACCACGCAACACGAACTGGGACTGCTTACTAAACAGCATCAGCTTCTCTTGGAACGGTATAGCGTGTTGTAGGATAGCTACCTTGGTGTGACTGAGTCCGACGTCTATCGGTGCACTGTCTAACAGCTGCTGTACGGTAGTCCTGAAAAAGTTAAAATAGTTGTCTGCTTCACTAAAGATAACAGATGTATCACTAACAAACCCTAAACGGTTCTTGAAGAAGAAGACGTCGTTGATTCTTGATCCTACAAAAGTTGGAAAAGGATTAGTAAAACCGTCACCAGCCGTCCTTCTACCGTATCCTAAAGGTCGCTCAAAGTATTGAACATTCGTAGTCCAAGGTTGTGCAGAGTTAACAGCAGTTGTAGTTACCCAATAGTCAAGCCATGATGTACCGTCATATGAAACACCAGAAGACCATGCGGACGCAGAACTTATACTAGGATCAGCAGTCCAATACTCTACCCAATCAACACCCGTTCCCGGTTCGTTTGCAGCTGCTGAAGTGTGATCCTGAATACACCTATAAAAAACTCCGCTCGATTCTACAGCATCACCTGTACCCGGTTCAGTATCAGCATTCGATATATGGTCTTCTACTAGGTTATAATACGTTCCGTTGTTTACTACTATGTTAGAGTATTCGTTTGGTGTTTGTAGTGTAAAACTATTTATCTTACCTGTAGTCGCGTCGTAGGAATCAACAACAAGGACAATCGGCATAGTTGTGAAGTCGATAGTTGTATCAATACCTCGTGCTCCTTTAGCGGATTCAGACCCATCGTCCCATCCTACTGTTTCAACCCAACTACCTTCACCAAACTCTTCCCTGTCTTTTGTTTGAAAACGAACGTAGTAATCATCTTGTGCTATATCAGCATCTCCTCTTACTCGCACCCTAAAGTTATTGTAACATTTCGCAGGTAGGTCAGTAATGCTACCAACTTCTTTATATACTAATCCTAAACCTTGGTTACCTAGTCCGTCTTCTGTTCTTATACTAAAGTCTTCGTCGCCTGTTATTTTAATAACAGAACCGTCCCTCTCTACTTCATAGTTACTACCACCGGGGATAGAAAGACCAGTCAAGAAATCGGGCATAGTAACACCCGGAGTAGAAGGAAAAGATGTGTAAAAAGTTTCTTGAGTTTCTACGCGGTAGTTACGGTTTGGATTCGTTTTTCCACTAAGATTAGTAGCATCAGCCTCTATTTTCTTAATCGTAAGCACAAAAGGTTTATCAAAAGTACCCGGTACTGTTTGCGTATTGTCGTACCCTCTTCCTTTATGTGTGAGTACCGACGATTGAACAGCACCGTTCGCCCCTATAATAAGAGTACCTTTAGCACCTATACCTATTTTTTGAGCTAAGTCAGGATTACCGGGATTACCTGTATCCTCTTCAAACTGTTCAATAAAATATTCATAGGATGTAGCTTTTGTATAAGTCTTTGATCCTTGACCTAAACCTGTTCTTACGGTTGTCTTACCACTCGGTTCAAAACCACTTCCTCCCGTAAGCGACGCTCCTCCAACTATGCCTTCCGAACCGAAGTAAGCGTTCAGTATTGTCTCTAAATCCTGTGCTATGACTTCAGTATCTGCGTGTGTCCCTGAAGAATTAGCACTACCACTCTCATAAGTATGCCCCGAAGGCGGTGTTTTATTACTTTGTGTAGACGTACCACCGTGCGGTATGACATCTCCGTCTATGTAAATGTCGTAAGTCTTCTCGTAATCTCCAAGTTTAACAAACACCAAAGCGTTATATTTACCTTCGTCGTCCTGTACGTGTTTTGATAACAGAACAGTATTTGTATCTACTTTTACTTCTCTCTTCTTATTAACAAGAAACGTATAGTCAGCTACCGTCAACGCTCTCAGATCGTTCAACGGATCAGTAACAGAAGTACCAAGACTAAGATAGCTGTTAGCAATAGATGTAACGGTGACGGGTATAGATGTACCTAACGATACGTCGTAAGCACTAACACCAGCAGGAATACCTAACGATACATTACCTAACGATACGACTATAGCATACTGGTTGGTTTCGTCCCGTTTAACAAAGTGTGTGAATATATTAGCCGTACCGTCTGTGTCTAAATTCTTTACGTAGTTGGTATTAGGACGTTTCTTTAGTCCCTCAACAACAGTAGCCCAAGCATTGATCTGTTCGTCGCACTGACCGGGATACCTAAGATTGTCAGGTTGCTGCGATACACCTTGGGCTAAGTTAGGTACGCTATTTACTAACAGAGGCATTACCTGTCAAGCACACGCATTACGCTGTAGTTATCAAAGATAGTACGGTCTGCATTCTCGGAGTCGCTATCAATAGCCCGTGCTTTCGCTTCCACTTCGTCCCGTAGTGCAAATCCTTCGATCTCACGACTACCAAGAAAACGATTACTGAATATACGGGCAGCTTTAATAGTGATGTAGTTTCTAAATTGCTCAGGTATCTCTGTAAAGTCTAACTGAAAAGTAACAGAGGCTTTTACCTCTTTTGTCCAGACGTCTGTGTGATTCTTCCTGTCGTATAAAGTATTACCACGTTGTACAGGATCGACGTCTGTATATATCTGTGGGTCTAAGTCTATGGTTAACACGTTGCTAGGTAAAGTAATCTTACTGTTAGTCGCATCGGGAGTGAATGGATATTCGTGCTCCGTGTTAAAGTGCCAACCTTCTGACTGTACGGCTCTACTCGTTTCGTCTAACACATTCTCTGCTTGAACCACAGTGATCGGAACAGCAGTACCTCCTAACGTGTTAACGGGTGCTTCGCCTATAACGGCAATCATTGTGTTTACCGCTTCGAGTTTAGTTGTAAGAGCCATTGTAATAAAGGTTTCGGTAGAAGGGAGCGGAACGAATCACAGACCTCCCAACACCGAGAGAGTGGTTACTTCTGAAGTTCGATAGCACACTCAGGACGGAGAACTCCGTGACCCATAGCATACTTCGCAACGAAAAGCGTACCTTGACGCTCAATTTGGTACTCAGATTCAGTAGCCAAGTCGAGCAGTTTAACTGTTCCAACAGCAGCGGAATGAGAAACGATACCGAGAGTACTGCTGAAGTCACCGTTGTATCCGTTACCTGCTCCAAACACATCGTTGTCAGCTGCACCGTCACCAGTAGAAACACCAGTCAAGTCACTGTTTGGAATGTGGTTGGATTTGTAGATGCTGATACCAGCGATCTGAGGAATAGTTCCAGTAGCAATCGAACCTACGCCTCCGATGTCTTTATTGACAGCAGATACAAGGTTGAAGCTGTTGGAAGCGTCTGCTCCAGTTACTAACTTGTAGTACTCTTGAGGACGAAGAACGCAGAAACGACCGTCACTAGGAACATCGTTTTCGTCGAGCTTCTGAGCAGCAGTAAACAGAGCAGCTACTAGTTCAGCACCAGTAGGATCAGTTTCGTCACTGTCGTCAAGTGAGTCAGCACCTGTACCCATTGCATTGGCAGAAACATCAAGGATACCTCCAGTCTTACCGCCAGTAATAACAGCGGAAGAGCGAGCAGCAGCGATGAATACTTTAGCAAGAGCAGTATCGAAACGAACAGCAAGAGCTTTACCCAACTCGTTAGCGTAGACGCTGCGGATGTCGTAGTGGTTCTTTACGTCGTCGATGTTAGCCAAGAAAGTAGAAGCAACAAGCATCTTATCAATGTTGATTACTCGCTCAGACTTTCTGATGTCACTAAGGTATGTAGTACCTGAACCTGCTTCCGCGATGTTTTCACCGGGAGTGTGGTAAGAAGCACTAGCGATTCCTGTTACAGGAAACTGAGCAGACTTTCCGCTTTCGATTGTTCTAATTGTGTGTAGAGGCTTGAAGATGTTACTTTCTTCGAAGGTTTGCAAAATCTCTCCGCTGAACTTTTTAAGAAACAACGCATTGTCTTGTGCAAAACTTCCGTCAGAAGTAGCATTATTGAAACCTACACGACTTGGAGCTGTTTGTCCGTTAGCCATAATATATGATCTCCTATGTTAAGTTATTAATTGATTGTGATTTGTTTGGTTGACTTTCACTTCGTTCGTTCGCACAGGATTGTCCTCCGCAGAGGGTCGAGGGACTAGTAGTCGCTAGTTGTCTAATTAAATATGTTACCGATTACTATAAGACCAACAAATGCACCA